CCGGTTTAACTGCTGGATGCGATTGTGGTGCGAAGGGGACATTAAAGGATTTGATTATAGTGCTAAGTCTATTTTCATGAACCTGTACTTTTCGTCGACTCTGATGTACGACGATCCCACCCATCCCGACCATGCTTTAAAGGAAGCCATCTTGGAACAGATAATTAAACATGTGTTGGCTCGGATCACAAATTTGTTTGCTGGCATTTGGGGTATTCAGAGAGGGGGGGTCCCCTCTGGATGCCTCGATACATCGCATATGGACTCTTGGATTATGGCATTGTATTTCTTTATATTTGCAACCTTCCAAATAAAGAACGCCCCCCCTGAACATCAAGTGGAACTTGAGGAGGCGTTAATAACGATTATACGAATCATTGTCTATGGGGACGATCATAATTACAAAAAAGGAACAGGGCTAGCAGCAGAATATTTCGGAGCTACTCGTTTTGCTGCGTTCCTTAAGAAGTACTTTGATGTGGACATGCGAGATATTAAGGATGGTATTCCTTTTTGCAGTACGGCTGCATATGGGTGGTTGAAGGATATGGGATTGACCTTCCTTCGACACCAATTTATCATAAATCCCAACAAGTCGGCCGGGCAATCTAAATTTCTCCCCTTTCGAGAGACTAGGGAGTTTATTGCTCGGGCGATTTGGGGTCGCGAGCCGAAGGCTCGCGACCCGATAGATGTTCTCTTATCTGTTATGGGTCACGCGTATGGCACTCATGGTTCAAATTATGATGCATGGAAGTCTCTGAAATTCCTCTATGAGGAACTCCTTATTTCTCTACCGGAGGGTGAGATGGGAGCAATAGGTGTTGGAATTCGACGACAAGATCACAATGACATTAAGAAAATGAGGCAGCATGGTATTACCGTAGAGGATTTACGCAAAGGGTATCCTACCTTTGATGAATTGCAAAAGCGGAATATTTATGATGCTGATTATCAGAATATTCAAATGGAGGAAGAGATTGAGATGTCAGATGTGGAATGGTTCTTGTAGAGGACCAATCGTTAGCAATATAGAGCGGCTAATAGACTCTAAGAAAATTAAAATAAATAAAATTTAGTAGGGGTGAGATTCCCTTATTGCCCTTGAGAGTGGATATCCGGAAGTTCCCGAAGATGTATGTATGGAATACAGGTTATGGTGACCAATAAGTCAACGGGGTGGACAGCTACTTAAGGGG